CGTAGCATTGATTGATGCAGGATATTCTGGACCATTCTCCTATGGATTTATTCCAATGAAAGTTATCACCAAGTACGGTGCTATGGATTCAGTCGGTACTCAGGATTTGAATGAGTATCTAGATAAACAGATTGCTGATTATTCTAAGCAGCTAGGTATTGACTTGCGAGTAGGCTATGACTATATGAAGCGTCACTACATTGCAGGCACTTGGATGGAGATGAATGGTCTCTACTGGAACAATGAGGTAGCTGAGCAGGAGAAAGCTTGGTACGCAGAGCAGTGCTTGAAGTCTGAATTAGCTATGATCGATTCTCCATTCTTGGATGAGACACTATTCCGTGAGCAGAGATGGATCTTCAATGATTATCTGGTCGAGAATAATCTGGATCTAGTGAGAGCTCAGCTCGGAGACTTCGATATCATGAAATCTGGTATTAAACTCAGGACTACTGGAGAACTTATCAAATTCAAGGATATCTTGGAGCGTATGGGCAAGGAGTTCATCGATTACAATCGGACTTTCATGCTTCAGCTGATTCGATCTAAAGCTCGTGAGCATAAGGATTATAAGGAACTCAAGTATATGTTCAATCCAGCTTCACCTAAACAGTCAACTAAGGATTTGATCAATAGTATTCTAGTGACTGATGAGATTCGAGTAGCTTATCTGATGAATAAGCTGAACGTCATGCTTGATGATCCTGAGTTCGACTTGCAGAAGTATCCTATGTCTGATAGACCGTTATTCCAGGTACTGATCGATGGCAAGAAATACAATAAGTATGTTGATGAGTATAACAAGCGACTGGACGATGACGAGAATGATAAGGATATCATGGAGGAACTTCAGGAACCTGAGTTCTATTCTGATGCATTCTCAAATGGAGTAGATTCTGAGGATGAGGATGATGAATCTGGCAAGGGTAGAAAGGTCAAACTCACTACGGGAGATCTGTTCCAGAAGTTCGTAGAGACCTTCTCCAAGATTCAGCTGAGATCGAGAGAGATCCAGTTACTGGCATCTGAAGCGCTGAACTACAGGCTGGATTCGGTATCTGAAGGTAACATTATTGAGCTGAATAGCTATTATGTGATCTCTGGAGTAGTGCTCGATGACCAATCTACTTGGACTGATCGTTACTGGTTCTTAGTGAACTTCCGTATGTGGAAGAAGTGCAATAAGATGATCACTACTTATATTGATGGTCGTAAGGTTGGTCGAGGATCAGTCTGGATCGTTGATGAAGCTGACCTTGATACTGGAGAGCTTCTGACTAGACGTAAGCGACTGTATGATGGTCTCCCTAAGGAGGGAGAATGCTGTGTAATGCAGCCTACCTACAAGGTATGTACAGCTAACTCGTTCAGATGGCAGGCTGGTATGCATACTATCCCTGCTGAGTCAAGTATCAAGAATATCTATACTTCGAGATACGAAGGAGGATGTATTGCTGCACCTGACTTCTCGCAGATGGAGCTCCGTACAATGGCTGGTGCATCTCAATGTACTGCAATGATTGAAGCATTCCGAGCTGGTGCTGATATCCATATGCAGAATGCTTGTAAAATTTTCAAGAAGAAACCTGAAGATGTCACTTCTGCAGAACGACGTTATTCTAAGATGGCATCCTTCATGATCCTGTATGGTGGCGATTATCGTAACTTTGGTGAGGAGTTCTTGGATGGAGATATCAAGCTGGCTAAATACATCTACGATTCCTTCTATGAAGCTTATCCTGAAGTAGCTCAGTATATCGAAGCTAAGCATGAGGAGATGAAGAAGTATGGCAAGGTAACTACCTTGATGAATATGTTCCTGAGTATCAGTCCTGACGATGATGTCTGCCGAGGAGATGAGGGTAAGGCATTGCGTATTGCTCAGAATGCTCCTATCCAGTCTGCTGCTTCAATGATTGCAGGATGCTGTCTGTATGAGATTATGAAGTTCATTGTTGATCATAACATGAAGAGCAAGATCATTTTGTTTGTTCACGACTCAATCGAGGTAGATATTCATCCAGCAGAAATGCTCCAGCTAGCTTCTCAGATCGTACCTATGATGAATAAATTCCCTAACGAGCAGTTCAACATGCCAGTTAAGGCTGACTTAGTTCTAGGTAAGTCTATCGGTCAGGAAGTCACCATTGAAGAGATTCATTGCAATGAGGATTTCACTGAGGGTGAGATGGTCTGTGAAGCTTATGAACATGATTTCATGGCACTGATGAATGAGTGGAAGAAAGTCTACAAATCAGTCACTTGGGAAGATATCGATGAGCCTAAGGTGAAGTACAAGAGCTGGTCAGGCTTGTGGATTTCTAAGTTAGCTGTACAACGTGGTTATGGTATCTATCAGACTGTAGTTCATCGTAGAGTGAAGGTGATAATCTAATGTATGGCTACATATATGAGACTACTAACCTAATCAATGGTAAGAAGTACATCGGTCAGAAGAAGAGCTCTAAATTTGTTCCTAGCTATAAGGGATCAGGAAAACTTATAGAACTAGCTTTAAATAAGTATGGAAGAGATAATTTCTCAGTAGAGATGCTATGTCCCTGCTTTAGTCAGGAGGAACTTGATGAAGAAGAGATAATGGCTATATCTCATTTCAATGCTATAGATTCTGATGATTATTATAATCTAGCAGCTGGAGGTCAGGGGATCAGAACAGGCTCCAAGTGTTCTGCTGAGCATAATCTTCGTACTAGCTTAGGTATGCTAGGAAGACCTAAGTCAGAAGAGCACAAGAGACATATCTCAGAATCTAAGCTAGGTCCTAATAATCCGATGTATGGGAAGCATCATTCAGAAGAATGGAAGCATGACATAAGTACTAAGATGTCTGGTTCTAATAATCCATTTTATGGCAAGAAATGGACTCCTAAGATGAGAGCTGCTCACTGCAAGGGATACAGTTTATCAGATGAGACTAGAAGGAAGATGAGTGAAACTCGCCAGAGGGATGGAGTATGGAATAAAGGAGTGCCTTGCTCATCTGATACTAAAGATAAAATAAGTAGAGCTAATAAAGGACGTAAATTCGTAGGACGTACTTATAAAAAGATATGTAGAATCTGTGGAGAGCAATTCTTAGGTACTGGTCCAAAATCGAGTACATGTCCTAGATGCAAAGGAGGTGATACATAATGTTCTTGATATCTTTGAGCAGACTAGCTCTCGAGTATCGTAATAATCGATTACTCCTAGATAGTACTTATAAAACTTATAGTAACTGGAATTATGATCGTGATGGTTCTAGTACTAAGCACTTGCCTAAGTTGATTAGCAGATATAGTTCTATTGTAGCTGCTATAGAGGAGACTTACTGTGAGTACTCTATCAATCTAGATTATCTAGATGCAGGGTCAGATAATCTGGTTAAGATTTTGCAGTATATCTCTAAACTTGATGATAAAGACATTCCTATGCAGTTGATGACTGATAGAACTACGAAAGTCCCTATCAGCATTGAAGCTCTCAATCAGATCTATAGTCGAGCAGAATTGTCCTACAGATTAGCTAATGCTTCTCAGGTTGAGGATGAAGTTGTTATCGACTAGAGTAAATATATCACTAGATACGTTTATAGTTGTGTAAGTCAAAGGGGCTATTAGTTAACCCCTTTGACTAACCATAATAAAGAGGAGGTACTTATATGAGTGAAACTAAATTATACCACTTATCGGATGAACGACATCTGAGCAAGGATGCCATACTGAAGATCTTACTGACTCAAGATGAGCTTATCTATGGCTATTTCAAGAATAGCAATGGTAGACTGATCATGGATCAGATTACTATGGATAATATCCATGACTTAGAAGATGATCTGGAATTCAGATTGTCTGAGGAATCCGACAATAAGATGATAGGATATCCTATGGTATACGATGAGTACGAATCTGGTGGAGTCCATGGTACTACTCACAAGGGTGCTTGGAGATTCTGCTTCCACTTAACAGATGAGTATAATGTACGAATGGGACGATACCCTGAGCTCCTGCGTAATTCAGGAATCCATCGACATCATAAGGATGAGAATAAGCTCAATAGCAATCCTGATAATATCATTAGATTGACTGCTTCTGAGCATGCTACTATCCATGCAGATAGTCTTGCAGTATCTCATACTGCTGAAAATCAGCTTCGTAGCAGAGCAGCTATCAATTTCAGCTATATCATCAAGATGCTGAAAGATCTCAAGGATAAGCATGGTTATGTCAGTGGAGAGCTGTATGATGCTGAGAAATACAATTACAAGAAGAAACCTGCTAAATGGCAGAGAATCATGGAGTACTGTGATGGTGATCTGGAGAAGTTGAACTACATGATCGATAATTATGATTCACTTCTTGACGCTATCTCGGAAGTTAAGAGATCTGGTAAAGTCTACTTAGCAGGTGGATGGTTCGATGATGAGCAGGCTGAAAGACTCGAAGCAGTCAAGAATATCATTATCGATGCAGGATTTGAAATCTTTGCACCTAAGGATGAAGCCTTGTGTGAGCCTGATAGTGATCAGGATTGGAGAAAGACAGTATTTGATGGTAATTGCAGCGCTATCAATAACTGCAGTTTCATGGTCAATATCACTGATAAGAAGGATATGGGTACTATCTTCGAAGCTGGAGTAGCTTATGCATTACATAGACCTATTATCTATTTCGCAGAGACCTTAGGTAACAATAAGTTCAATCTGATGCTAGCTCAGTCCGGAGTAGCAGTGGCTTCTTCTCGAGATGAGCTTAAATCGTTACTTAGAAATCCTATCCTGATGGAGTGCATACTGAATAACAGTAAGTATGAGGACTTTGAGGGAGACATCGAGTAAGGAGGAACTTTATGGGATTACCTGTAGAAGTTCTCGAAGCTATCAATGCAGCTGATGTAGTTGTATTTGAAGGATTCGAGATGACTGGTAAGTCCTATCTAGCTAAGCAGATCAATCAGGATTACGATTCGATATTGTACCGACCTGATTGGGAAGGCAGTATGACTGATAAGGTTGTCAGTAGAGGTAACAGATATATTCCAGGACTAGCAGCATTAGGATTGTGGAAGCAATTCCATCCTTATCTGCTCGAGCACGGTCAGTCACCTAAATTATTGATTGATCGATGGATGGCAGTTTCGTATGTGTACCAGATTCTGTACAACCAGCAGTCAGATGCAATGAGCTTGGATGATTTAGTCCAAGCTCATCATTCTGCTGCTGAAGGACTTAATGTAATTATTATTCATAAACAGCACGAGGATGAGCATGAAGCTCGGAGAATGTATGAGATATCATCAGGTTCTGCAGATCATTCAGATATCTACGATAGATTTGATGATTTCAATACTTACTATAGATCATATCTGAAATTCAATGATACATACCTAGATTTCTACCAAAATCATTGTCATTTTCCTACTTATCTAGTATCCTCGTTAGGCAATAAGCTACTAGATAGGAGGAATGTAGAATGATCGTAGGGATATATACGGATGCCCATTTCAGCATTGCTAGTTCAATTCTGAATGGTACTTCAGGCTACAAATATTCTGCTAGACTTGATATGCTAGTCAATTCATTCAAATGGATGTATGAGACTTTCAAGAAAGAAGGAGTTGAGCTTATCTTTAATGGTGGAGACTTGATTGATTCTGATTTCATCAAGGCTAGAGAAAGCTCAGCATTAGCAGAAGCCTTATCCTACGGAGGAGAGATTCCTGAATACCATATCGTAGGAAATCATGAGAAAGAGGATAAAGCTAGTAAGTTCACTTCATTGTCGATTCTTGATAAGAATCGTAAGATTACAGTGATTTCAGAACCTACTAAAATCGATGATACGTTCTCAGTAATCCCCTATACTAGAGATCTTGATTATATCGATCTTGAGCCTCTAGCTAATCGAGTACTGATTTCACATATCGATTATGAAGGCATGAGCTTAGGGAAGATTACTCTGACAAGTGGTCTGAATATGCAGTATGCTTGCAATTACTTTGATCTGATACTTAATGGTCATATTCATGCTCCTGCAGTGTATCATGATAAGATTATGAACATCGGAGCAATGGTAGGTCATGGATTCGACGATAATTACTCATTGTGCTATCCTAGTATCATGATCTTAGATACAGAGACCTTGAAAACTAGAAGAATTGTGAATCCATACTCAGCATTATTCTTGAAAGCTAAAGTAGGTTCAGTAGCTGATACTATCAAGTACCTGAAATCCTTAGGTAACCTGTCCAATCCTAAGTGCCTGAAACTTGAAGTGCCTTATGCTATCAGAGATGAGATCCGAGATTATTTAGATTCTCAGTCAGCTACTTATAATCTGGTAGCTACTAGAATTTCTAGCAAGGTGGAAAATTCTACGGTGCTAGCAGAATCTAAGGAAGATATCGTGAAATTGCAGAGCTACGAATCTGGAGCATCTGCTATGAAGAACTATGTTGATCTGCAATCTGATGACAGCTTGCCAGCACCTAAGGCTAAGATGGTCAAATTTGTAGAAGATTATTTACAGTAAGGAGGAGCTATCATGAATATACAATTCAATCGAGTCGAGCTTGATGGATTCATGTCATTTGATAGAGCTTCTTTGACTATCAGTGACTTAGGAATCGTCTCAGTGAAAGGTATCAATGAATACGAGCCACTTGCTACTTCCAATGGTTCAGGTAAGTCAGCATTATCAGAATCAATCCTATGGTGCTTGACTGGATCTACTTCTAGAGGAGCTACTGATGTGGCTAACCACATTCTCAATAAGGGAGTATATGTGACTCTGGATATGGACATTGATGATAACAATTATGTTATTACTCGAGCTAAGAATCATTGCGATTATGGTAGTGCTCTAAAGATTGTCAGAAATGGCGAGGATATCTCAGGTAATACTCTCACTAAATCTAAGGCTATCTTAGAAGAAGAATTCAATCATAGTCTAGATTATGATACTCTGACTTCTATCATTATCTTGAGTCAGGGACTACCAGGCAGATTATCTACTTTGAAGCCTTCTAGTCGTAAATCTAGATTAGAGGAACTCAGTAAGACTGATCACTATATTGATGCTCTGCAAACTAAGGTTAATTCAGCAATTGCTGATCTAAATCAGCAGTTCACTAGTATTAATGGTCAGATCATTTAGTGTACTACTAGAATCAATACTAGCAATATGAGCATTGGAGTCA